ATTGAGAAAAGCCGCTAAAAAGTCACGAAATCACAAAAAAAAAGGCGTTTTTCAGTTTACGCTATAAAAATTTTAAAAAAACTTTTATAAAAATAAAGTGCAAAAATGGTATTTTTTCCGTGATTTCGTGACTGCTTATAATTTATCAAGAAAGGAGGTCCTTATATGGATTTTTTGGAAGTTGTCGAAAAGAAAGCCGTAAATACTAGCAAAGGAAGATCACCCGGGGCAATTGATATCTATCCCGATTTCAAAGTTTGCAAAAGTAAGGACCTTATGGTTCGTGGACGTTCGTTTTATGCAATCTGGGATTCAGAGCGAAATGCTTGGCTTACAGATGAGATGGAAGTCGTTAGATTGGTTGATCAGGAGCTATTTAATTATAGGGATACTGTATTGGGGCATGAGGACCATGTAAATATCAAAACTCTTGCTAGTTATTCTACTGGCGCATGGAATCAATGGATCAAGTTTATTAAAAGTATGCCTGATAATTATCACACCATCGATAATAAGATCTTATTTGCAAATGATAAGATAACAAAAGCTAGTTATTCAACTCATAATCTTCCATATAATTTAGAGAAAGGATCAACAAAATCTTATGATCGTTTGATGTCTGTTCTTTATGATGAAGAAGAGCGACAGAAACTAGAATGGTGTGTTGGGGCAGTACTAACTGGTGATAGTAAAAAGATTCAAAAGTTCTGTGTACTTTATGGCGATGCAGGAAGTGGCAAATCTACATTTTTGAATATTCTTCAAAAGCTTGTCGATGGATATTACATTGCTTTTAATGCTAAGGCACTTGTCGGAAATAACAATATATTTGGGACCGAAGTATTTAAGAATAATCCTTTGGTTGCTATCCAACATGATGGTGATTTAAGTAAAATTGATGATAATAGTACTCTTAATTCTATTATATCGCATGAGCAAGTTGTTATTAACGAGAAGCATAAGTCCCAATATTCTATGCCTATTAACTGTTTTCTCTTTATGGGTACTAACAAACCAGTAAAGATTACAGATAGTAAGTCCGGAATATTAAGGCGCTTGATTGATGTTCGTCCTAGTGGGCGTCATCTATCTCCAAAAGAATATGATCAAGTTATTTCTGAAATCGATTTTGAATTGGGAGCAATTGCTTATAAATGTATTGATATTTACAATGGTTTAGGAAGTAAGTTTTACAATGCTTATCGCCCGAAAGAAATGATGTTTGAAACAAATGTAGTATTTAACTTTGTAGAAGAATATTATTTCTATTTTCTAAATGAGATTGATTTTATTCAACTCAAAGATGCTTATATTTTATATAAGGAGTTTTGCCAAAATAATAGTACTGGTTATATTCTTCCTCGCCATACTTTTAGAGAAGAGTTAAAAGCATATTTTTCGGATTATGTCGAGCAAAAAAGAATAGATGGAAAAGCTTATCGGTCAGTTTACTGGAATTTTAAGAAAGAAGTTATTGATAATAATCAAGCTATTATTCCCGTCGAATCAGAAACAATTGAAAGCTTAATATTAGATAAAACTAAATCCATTTTCGATCGAGATCATGCCGATCATCTAGCACAATATGCAAATGACAATGGAATTCCGTATTTTAAATGGGATAACTGCAAAACAAAACTCTCGGATTTAGATACATCCAAAATTCATTATGTTCGGCTTGATTCAAATCATATTGTCATTGACTTTGATTTAAAGAATAATGATGGGGAAAAAGATCGAGCTATGAATCTTGCAGAAGCAAGTAAATGGCCAAAGACCTATGCAGAATATAGTAAAAGTGGAGCAGGAATTCATTTGCATTATATTTATGATGGTGATCCAACAGATTTAAGTCATGCCTACTCAGATGGAATTGAAATAAAAGTCTTTACAGGTAAAAGCAGTTTGCGAAGGCAGTTAAGTTTATGTAATGACATCCCGATTGCTCATATTTCGTCAGGTTTGCCATTAAAAGAGAAAGGAGGAACTTACCAAATGATGGATGATAAAGCAGTAAGGACTGAGCGAGCATTACGGGATTTAATCATTCGCAATCTTAATAAAGAAATTCATCCCGCGACAAAGCCAAGTATTGACTTTATTAAAAAGATTTTAGATGATGCTTATAATTCGGGTCTTGTTTATGATTTGAATGATATGCGGGGGCGAGTTTTGATATTTGCAATGAATTCTACAAATAATTCAGACTATTGTGTTGCCCTTGTGCCAGAAATGAAATTTTCATCTGAAAAGGAAAGCAATCCAGTCAGTAATTATAAAATTGAGGATTTTGTATTTTTTGATGTTGAAGTATTTCCGAATCTGTTCATAATTGTATATAAACTTGCTGGAGAAAATCACAAGCCGGTTACACTAATTAATCCGACACCAGAACAAGTTGAGGAGCTATTTAAGTTTAAGCTTATTGGATTTAATAATCGAAGATATGATAATCATATTCTCTATGCCCGATATATTGGGTATACTAATGAGCAACTCTTTAATTTAAGTACAAGGATTATTAATTCTGGCAATAATGATGCTCTCTTTAGAGAAGCTTATAATTTATCTTATACAGATGTATATGACTTTTCAAATAAGAAACAGGGGTTAAAGAAATTTGGCATTGAGTTGGGTCTTCATCATCAGGAATTTGCATTTCCCTGGGATAAACCAGTACCCGAAGATAAATGGGATCTCGCTGCAAAATATTGTGCAAATGATGTCTTTATAACAGAAGCAACTTTTAATGATCGGCGAGCAGATTGGGCAGCTAGGCTTATTCTGGCTGAATTAACTGGCGGAATTCCAAATAATTCAACAAATCAGCTAGTAACAAAACTTATATTTGGAGAAGATAAAAATCCCGAATTAGTTTATACAGATTTGACAGAAACTTTTCCAGAATATGAGTGGAAGAAGCTTGACGATGGACGTTTTCATAATATGTATCGGGGAGATGATGTGGGCTTTGGCGGATATGTTTATGCTGAGCCGGGTATATACACAAACGTTGCTCTTTTAGATGTTGCGTCAATGCATCCAACATCATTAATTAATATGAACTATTTCGGCAAGTATACAAAGAATTATGAAAACATCAAAAATGCACGTGTTCTAATAAAGCATGGGGATAAAGAAGCTGTTTCAAAAATGTTTGATGGAATGCTGACAAAGTATATGACTGATGATAGCATTATGGAAGATTTAGCATATGCTTTAAAGATTGCACTAAATTCAACATATGGCCTTACCTCAGCAAGATTTCCAAATGTTATGAAACACCCTCAAAATGTTAATAATATTGTAGCATTAAGAGGGGCTTTATTTATGCGCACCTTGCAAGATGAAATCCAAACTCGGGGATATAGTGTTATTCATATTAAGACCGACTCCGTTAAGATTGTAAATGCTGATAATGATATTATTAAATTCTGTAAAGAATTTGCAAATAAATATGGTTATGAGTTTGAGCATGAGGCAACCTATGAGAAGATGTGTCTTGTGAATGATGCCGTGTATATTGCAAAATATGCTTGGGCCGCGAAGAAAGATGATATTGGTAAATGGACAGCAACAGGAGCGCAATTTCAGCATCCCTATGTCTTTAAGAAATTATTTACAAAAGAGCCAATTGACTTTAGGGATTTTTGCGAAATTAAAACTGTAACAGGAACCTCTTCTTTATATTTAGATTTGAATGAAGATTTAAAAGAAGGTGAGCATAATTATTTATTTGTTGGCCGTGCTGGTGAATTTTGTCCAATAAGATCTGGATTTGGTGGCGGTATATTGTATCGTCATAAAGATGATAAATATTATGCAGCTGCAGGTACAAAAGGATATCGTTGGCTGGAATCAGAAGTTGTTCGAAATCTTAATAATGAAGATTGCATTGATATCAAGTATTTTAATAATTTAGTAGATGAAGCTATTGATGCGATTAACAAATTTGGTGATTTCGAACAGTTTGTAACTGAAGTTAATTAAAAGGAGAAAATAATGGCAACAAAAGTGAAAGATAAGTTGGTAACAGAAAATATTAATATTTCAAATGCTCGTATTGGCTTTAGAAATTTTTCTGGAAAGGAAGGACAATATAATCCAGCAGGAAATAGGAATTTTGTTGTTTTTCTTGAAAGTATTGCAGATGCAAAGAATCTTGAAGCAGAAGGTTGGAATGTTAGGTGGTTAAAACCACGAGATGCAGAGGAAGAAGAACAACCAATTCTTTCTGTTAAAGTTGCATTTGGAGCATATCCTCCGAAAATTGTGCTTGTAACTCGAAAGGGATTAAGCCAGATTGGTGAAGATGAGCTTTCTATTTTAGACTGGGCTGATATTAAGTCTGTTGATTTAACGGTTCGTCCATATAACTATGAGGTTCAAGGAAAGAAGGGTGTAAAGGCATATTTGAAAACCATGTATGTCACGCTTCAAGAAGATATGTTTGAAGCGAAATATATTAATCCTCCGGATTCTGCTCAAGCAACTGTATGTGAGCCTGGGTATGAATATAGAGATGGTGCATGTATGAAGATTGACGAGTAATATATGATTGTTGATCTCTATGACCATCAGAAAAGCGCCATAGAGAAATTAAAGCCCGGGTCAATTCTTGTTGGTGGAGTTGGCTCGGGCAAGACCTTAACTGCCTTAGTATATTTCTTTGAAAAAATATGTGATGGCAAGATTATGCAAAATGGTCATAATGATTATTCTCCGATGCGCTTGAAAAAAGATTTGTATGTTATAACAACAGCAAAGAAGCGAGACTCACTAGACTGGGTTAAAGAGGCTTCACATATTGCATTAAAAATAAAAATGGTTGATAGTTGGAATAATATTGCAAAATATACATCTATTAAAGATGCATTCTTTATATTTGACGAGCAACGGGTTGTTGGGGCAGGAGCATGGGTTAAGTCCTTTTTAAAAATTACAAAAAATAACCAATGGATTTTACTTAGTGCTACACCGGCGGATACATGGATGGATTTAATACCCGTTTTCGTTGCAAATGGCTTTTATAAAAATAGATCAGATTTTCTAAGGCGCCATGTTGTATATAGCCGCTTTTCGAAATTTCCAAAAGTAGAACGATATTTGGAAATTCCAAAATTAATTCGGTTAAGAGATTCCGTCATGATTAATATGCATTTTCGGAGAAATACTGTTTCTCATGAAATAAAAATTATATGCGATTTTGACAAAGAAAAACAAAAACGATTAATGGTTGATAGGTGGGATATTTATCATAATGTTCCTATCCGAGATGTATCGCAACTGTGTTATCTTTTGCGAAGATTAGTAAATTCGGATAAAGATCGGCTTATAAAACTAAATGAACTTTTAGACACTCATAAAAAGATTATTGTCTTCTATAATTTTGATTATGAATTAGATTTATTAAGAAACTTTGCAAAGGAATTAAAGATCCAATATTCTGAATGGAATGGCCATAAGCATGAAGATATTTTACAAAGTAATTCCTGGCTGTATTTCATTCAGTATATGGCTGGAGCTGAAGGATGGAATTGTATTGAAACAAACTGTATAGTATTTTTCTCTCAAAACTATTCATATCGAATAATGACACAGGCAGCTGGAAGAATCGATAGGCTTGACACACCGTTTACAGATTTGTATTATTATATTTTTATTAGTAATTCAATAATTGATTTAGCCATTGATCGAGCATTGAAAAATAAGCAGCGGTTTAATGAAAATCGATTTACAAAAATTTAGTCGCGTAAAAAACATATGCTATAATAGAAGAGATAGAATATGTTTATTACATATGCTATTTTTTTGAAAGGATTTTATGAAAGAGAATGAATTTCAATCAAAACTTATTACAGAATTAAAATCAAGGTTTGTTGGATGCGAAATAATTAAGAATGATAGTAGTTATATTCAAGGGATTTGCGATTTAATAATTTTGTATAAAAATAAATGGGCTATGCTAGAGGTAAAAAAAAGTAAAGAAGCAAAAAAGCAGCCCAATCAAGAATATTATGTTAATAAATTTGGCAAAATGTCATATGCCGCATTTATTTATCCAGAAAATAAGGAGAAGATATTAAATGAATTGGAACGATCACTCCTCTCTTAAGGGAGAGCACGCATTTTTATCTGCATCCAAGTATCATTGGGTAAACTATGATGGAGAAAAATTAGAAGATGTATATTTGTCATGGTTGGCAGTTCAAAGAGGAACTGAATTACATGAATTAGCCTCTAAGTTAATTGATTTACGACAAAAGTTACCAAGATCAGAAAAATCATTTAATCTATATGTTAATGATGGTATTGGATTTAAAATGCTTACGGAACAAACACTATATTATTCACCTAATTGTTTTGGAACAGCCGATGCAATTTCATTTAGAGACAATATTTTACGTATTCATGATTTAAAAACAGGTAAAACCGTAGCATCTATGAAACAACTTGAAATATATGCTGCTTTATTTTGTTTGGAATATGGAAAAAATCCAAATAGTATTGACATTGAATTAAGAATGTATCAATTAGATGAGGTTTTAGTTCATCATCCAGAATCAGAAGAAATATTATATATTATGGAAAAGATTAAGGACTTTGATAAAAGAATTCAACGCTTACAAGATAAGGAGTAAAGATCATGAGTGAATTAAAGCATATTGGTGTTCCACGCAGATCTGGAAGATATCCTTGGGGAAGTGGTAAGGATGGATATCAACGTAATACTTCTTTTCGAGGTTATGTTAAGGAATTAAGCAAACAGGGTTTGACTCAAAAGCAAATTGCGGAAGGGATGGGGCTGACAACTACCCAACTTCGTGCGGAAATTTCTATAGAGAAATCTGCCCAAAGAAAGGCTGATGCTGCTTTGGCACAACGGCTTAAGGATAAAGGATATTCCAATGTTGAAATTGGAAAACGAATGTCTATTAATGAAAGTTCAGTCCGAAATCTTCTAGATCCCGTTATGCAAGAGAGAGCATTAATAACTGAGCGAACTGCTGATATGCTAAAAAATCAAGTCGCTAGTAAGTTATATTTAGATGTTGGGGCAGGAATAGAAAATCAAATCGGTGTTTCGCGTACTCAGGTTAATACAGCTATTGCTGTTTTACAAAAACAAGGATATAAATTACAATATATTCAAACAGACCAATTAGGTACAGGTAAAAAGACAACAGTTAAGGTTTTAACAAAAGATGATGTTGATTATAAAACATTGGTTAATAATAAAGATAAAATTAAAATGGTAACTGATTGGAGTGAGGATGGTGGAAGATCATATCTGGGATTAGAACCAATTACTTCTGTTTCTAGTAAACGCATTGGAATTAAATATAAAGAAGATGGTGGAGCTGATATGGATGGTGTGATAGAGCTTCGTCGAGGAGTAAAAGATATTTCTCTCGGTGAATCAAAATATGCTCAAGTTCGTATTGGAGTTGATGGAGATAAGTATCTGAAAGGAATGGCAATATATTCCGATAATTTACCTCCCGGCGTAGATATAATGTTTCATACAAGCAAAAGCAAAGATGTTGGATTTGATAAAGCTTTGAAAAGTATGAAGGATGATCCTGATAACCCATTTGGTGCAACTGTTCGTCAAAGGCATTATATTGACAAGGATGGAAAAGAAAAATTATCGGCAATAAATATTGTTAACGAAGAAGGAAATTGGGATACATGGTCTCGTACTTTATCATCTCAAATGTTATCAAAGCAATCTCCAGCTTTAGCAAAACAACAACTTAATCTTGCATTAAAAATAAAGCAAGAAGAATTCGATGAATATAATTCATTGACTAATCCGGCTGTTAAGAAGAAGTTGTTATCATCTTTTGCCGATGAATGCGATTCGGATGCAGTCCATTTAAAAGCAGCAGCAATGCCTCGCCAAGCAAATTATGTTATTTTGCCGTCAACAAAGTTAAAACCAACAGAAATCTATGCTCCAAATTATAAAGATGGAGAATCGGTTGTATTGATTCGGCATCCGCACGGTGGTATTTTTGAAATTCCACAAGTAAAAGTTAATAATCATGATCCGGCCATAAAGTCTTTATTTGGAAATGCCAAAGATGCAATTGTTATTAACCCATCAGTTGCAAAAAAGCTTTCCGGAGCAGATTTCGATGGAGACACAGTTCTTGTTATTCCAAATAAAAGCGGACAAATTAAAACTTCACCATCGTTAAAATCACTTTCGGATTTTGATCCACGATTGGCATATCCAGGATATGCTGGAATGAAGCCCATGTCTGCAAGAAATAAACAAACTGAAATGGGTAAAATTTCGAATCTTATTACAGATATGACAATTAAGGGAGCCAGTCATGATGAAATTGCAAGAGCTGTTAAGCATTCAATGGTTGTTATTGATGCAGAAAAGCATAATTTAAACTATAAACAATCATTCAAAGATAATGGAATTGCCGCATTAAAAGAAATTTATCAGGGCGGTTCAACTAAAGGTGCATCAACTCTTATTTCTAAAGCAAAATCTGAAATTAGAGTTGATAGAAGAAAAGATGTTTATAAAGTAGACCCAAAGACGGGCAAAAAAATATTTATTCCAGATCCCGAAAGCTATGTTAATAGCAAAGGTAAGGTTGTTAATAAAAAAACAGTGTCTACCAAGATGTATGAGATAGATGATGCATACAAATTAAGTTCGGGGACACGAATGGAATCTGTTTATGCCGATTACGCTAATGCATTAAAGGCACTTGGAGATAGAGCCCGAAAAGTTTCTATTAATACCCCCCCATTAAAGTATTCGCCTTCTGCTAAAAAGACCTATGCGAAAGAAGTCGAGGCACTAAATGCTAAGTTAGCCATTGCAATTAGTAATAAACCATATGAGCGTCAGGCTTTACTATTGGCCAATAAGGTAGTTTCAAGTAAGAAACAAGCTACCCCGGGTTTAACCCCCCAGGATTTAAAGAAGCTCCGTGGTCAAGCACTAGCTGAGGCTAGAATACGTACAGGAGCAAAGAAAAAATCAATTGGGCTTTTGCCAAAAGAATGGGAGGCAATTCAAGCCGGTGCCATAAGCAATAATCTCCTTAATCAGATACTAAATAATACTAATTTAGATTTGGTTAAGCAATATGCAACGCCTCATTCAAGTAAGACTCTATCTACCGCCAAGCTTAATAAGGCTAAGATACTACTTGATCGGGGCTATACTCAAGCAGAAGTAGCAGGAATGCTTTCTGTTTCTATAAATCTATTAATGAATTCGCTTGATGAAGGAGGATAGTATGTCTAAAGAAAAAGTTGCAGTATTTTTAACAACATTAGACAATCCATTTGATCCTTCAGTCCAATGGGATGAATGGAAACGATTTGATGAAGATCAAGGTTACTATTCCTCCGAGTATTTAGCAAGAATTGCTAAAGTTTCAGATGAATTATCAGATCCGGACTATATTCAAGCAATTGAACAAGCTATTGATGAGGTTTGTAGATTAAATGTACTTGGAATTTATAAAAAAATAGTAGTTTTTGCAGATTGAGAGGTATGGGGGGGATCCCTCGCAAAAAATACCCCCCCTCTCAAATCGCGGGCTGCGTCGTGCCCACTGGCGTCACCGCAAAGCGGTCGGCCATGCTGTAGAGCGTC